ATACCTCCTTCACTTTTTGTAATAATACTTTGTCTGTTATGTTCTCAGCTAATACTTCAACTTCTGCAACAAGCTCATTGATATTATTGTGATACAAAAACGCATTATAAGCATTTAAACTAATATCTTTTAGATATCTACGGTCAATAGATTGTTGTTCTTTAACATATGAAACTAGTGGAGAATTTAATTCAGACATCGCTTGCTCAACATTATTATAACGCTTTTTATTCACTTTGTAAAATGCTTTTGCGGAATCCCAATGCTTTTTATGTGTCAATTCATGAACCATTGTATCTTTAATACTTCTTGAAGCAAAGAATCCATCTGACAAAACTTCTTGGAACTCTTTTTCAGAATGAAGAGCATCACTTACAAACAAAATATCTTGCTTATAATCATATCCTGCCAAGCCAGGCAGCCTTGATTTTTTAAGAAAAACAACGGTAGGTTTTTTATAAGAGCTCAGCTCTCGAAAAGTAGATTCGATATTTGAAACAGTATCACGTATTTTCTTAGTGTTATCTTGACTCCAAAAATCAAAATCATAACCGCTAAGTTGTTTCGTTTTTACACGAATATCATTTCCAACGGTAAATGACCGCTGTTTCGCCATCAAATCAAAGTTGTTCATGTCTTGATTATACACCTTATCTTTAGACTTCGCAACATACCTATCATGCCATTCATCGTAGCTCATGTCGGCAGGAACTAACTGAGTCTTTCCCGTTTCAGGGTCACGCGCTCGACGTTCTAAATTACTTAAGTCCATATCGTCAAAATATGCTATCGTAGTAGACCTGCACCACGGATGCAAAGGTGGATAGTTGATTCCGGTCTTGCGCTCTGACACTTTGTAAACCTTGCCGTCATGCTCACGACAAATAGAGGACGTGCGTTTATCTAATACAGCCACAAAACGATATTGCTCAATATCCGCATCTTTGTAACTCAACGCTTCCATTTCGTTGTGGAAAAATGCCGATTCTGTGCGAACTAGCCTACGAGCATTGTTTCGCCCTACGTCAAATCGTTCTGCGATTGAGTTGATAACATCTCGATTACTGCGTCCTGTCATCCAATTGACCAGAAACTCGTTTTTTAGCTGTCTAGCAAGCTCTCCTGTGTTATTCCAGATACGCCCTGAGTAATTATCCCCCGACCATTTTAAACGGCTTAAACGTTTGATTTCAGCTTCTGGTAATGTGTTGAAATTATACGCCAGTCCCGTGTGTTGTTGTAAGTCAAAAGTAGCTCGGTTGTAGCTGTCTTTCATAAATTCTTGATAGAACTTATCAGATTGTTTCTTCTCAGCTTGATACATAGCATTTCGCAGTCTATCTACTTGTTGGCTCAACTCATTGAATCGATTTAAACGAAAGGCATATGCTCCGCTATCCATATCAGCAAGCAGTTGGTTAATATTTGGATCTTCCGGCCGTGCTTCAAGAACCTTACGCATTTCAGATAAACTACGCTTGCCTTTCATGTCTTTCAACACTTGTCTGGCGTCGGTTTCGGATAAACCATAATCACGTTGAAACTTGTCAAAGACTTTATCTGCTTGCTTGTTCAAATACCGCTGCGCTTCGTTATATATCTTATCAATATCATCAGCCTTGGCTTCTGCTTTGTCCATTTGCTGATAGATTAACTCAGCTTTACGACGCTCCCAGTAAGTATCATTCTTCTTGTTCATTTAGCTCATCTTCTTTCTTTGGATGAGTATTTTCTTGGTTGAACTGCGGAAATTGTTCCATATTTTCCTCTTTCTGTTCTTTCAAAGCTTCAAGTTCTGCGTCAGGGTCTTCCACAAATGGCAAAAGAGAGATTAACTGACGCAAGCTAACCTTGTCATCCAAATTATTGATAATTTGCGAAATTTCAAGCAAATTCTTTGGAAGTCCGCGACTAAATTGCGGAACAATTGACTTTGCATCAATAGCGATCTGATTCAATCCCAAAAAATTTGAAAAGATAGCGATTCTTTGACGAAGTCCGCGTTTGTAATTCGCTTCTTTGGTTTTTGTAATCATCTCAAGACCCAACAGTTTATATTCCATAGCTACCCCTGAACTATTCCCTGCAAAGTTTTCATCAGTTAGATTTGGAACGTGGCTAAACGTATAAATATCCTCTTTCAGCGCTTTACGCAAGACCTCAACAGCATTTTCATCTAAAACATTGGTCAAAAATTCCGCTTTAGAATCCGCTGGCAATTCAAGTAGACCCTCTTCGCGCAAAATCTGCATAGCTTCGTGTGCTTCTTCTTCGGTGTCGGCAAGTTGAGCTCCATAAATTAAGAGAATTGATTCAATTGCTTGCTCTTTGTCATTGACACGATTACCCATGAGCGAGTTATAAGCGTCAATCAAACTAATCTGCTGCTCATAATCACCAATTCTATATTTATTGTTTTGATATTCAATAACTGGGATAGCTCCCATGTTGTGAGGTACTGGATTATCATCGTGTGTTGTTCCAGTGCTTGACTCTTGCAGTATAATGTTGTAATGCAAGTTTTCCGTCAACACTTCTGCGTGATAACTACTTGTATTATTCGTATCATCTTTGACATGATAATAATACACAGCAAATAGCGGACGCTTTTCAATACTGTCATCATAAACCAAGAATGTATTTTCGGGTTCTAAACTAGTCGAATCAAGCTCTGTTGAATCTTCTTTCGCATAGATATATTCATACGCTTTGCCATAGATTGCCATATTTAGTGCATTCTCGCTATCAACTTGATCAATCTCTGCTCCGTCAAAGGCTTCAAGTAACTGTTCAAGGTCTGCTTCACCGGTGTTAGTGTACTTAACTGGATTCCCCATGAAATAGCCCGTAGCAGTATCCGCTATGTCTTTTGCATGGTTAGCGATCGTCTTAAAATTCGGCTGACCTGCTCGACGTTTATGCTTTAATATATCGTGCTCACCTAAATAATAAGATTTTAATCGCTTCAATCGCTCTGATTCATTTGAATGTTTTAAAATCAATTTATAGATCAAGTCTTTTTTTAATCTTGTTTCATCATATCCAGCGCGGGGATACGTAAATATTTGATACATGTTTATCCTTTCTAAAGTCCATAACGTGATTTGCGTTTAACTTTGGCTTTCGCATTTTTCATGTCGTCCTCAAACGCATAGCGTGTGCTATCAATTGTATGGTTGTCTTTATCTTCTAAACGGTTGCGAGGATTGCCATCTTTATCTGTTTCGTAGTCAATATTTTCAAATTCTCTGGCAATGTTCGGCGTGCGTTTTGGATCAATAACAATTGCGTCTAAATCATCCAGCCATTTTTCACCAAATTCTACACTATCAGGTCCTTTTTTGACCTGTATCACACGAGATATGCCATATTCGTAGCGTAACTCATCATTCGACTTCGGCTCTACTTCGGCATGAATCACATCGTACTGATAGCCTTTTTGTTTTAACTTTTCAGCTAACATACGATTGCTAATTTTTACTCCATAAATTTCATCTACAGCGTAAATAGTTCGACGCTTTTTATCATAATGCCATCGAACAAAAGCGAGAGGATCATTAGCATAACCATAGTCAATGCCGTTTCGAATGTTATCAAAACTCTTGTATTCATCATCTGTAATCGTTCGAAAAACTAAGTTGTCAAACGGTACAACTCCCGAACCAACGGCTTTACCTAAATATTCCCAATCATAACGAATTTGAGAACGTTCACGAGTTGCTTCAGCTTCTGCAATAAATTCTTTGGAAATAAAAGGATTATCAAAGTACGTAGAATGATGAATATAAGTATTATCTGGTTGAATGACACTTTCATATTTCTTGTTAACCCACGACTGCTTGCGTTTTGGCGGATTGTATGAAAAAAAGAACTTGTAAAAAAGTCCTTTTGGTAATTCTCCACGAAGAAGCGAGTTTGTAATAACTTTAACATCATCTTCACTTTTGAATTCAGCTAGTTCTTCAATCCATGCAAACGCAAACGGAAAACGACTATCTTTCAAGGATTTGATTCGTTCCGGTTCTTGCGCTCCTCGAAAGATAATATAATTTCCGCGGGGAATATAAGTGATTCGCAAAGGCGACTGTTTAAAGTGAAAAAGATGAGATACTCCTTGTTTGTAAACAGCCCACTTAAGCTGTTCGTAAACAGACTGCTCTAACGTATTATCTACTTTACGAATACAAACAGCATTGCTTGCATATCTCATCACAAGCTGAATAAGAATATGCGCTATATCTGATGACTTTCCAGAACCACGACCACCTTTACAAACAATATTTAAATATCTTCGACAAAGTGAAGCACTCCATACATCGTGAAATTTTTGCGGAATGAGTTCAGATAATTTCTTAGCCGTCATCAAAACCACCTATATCATCAACAAATGTCACTGATGCATTTACTTCAGCTTCTACTTTGTCTGTCCAAAGTCTATAGCGCTTACCTAGCAGCTCTGCTGCCTTCGTCCTAGATTGCACACTCGGCACAGCATTAACTACTTTCTGTGTACCTTCACCGTCCAACACAAGCAATGGTTCTGTTTTCTCGCCGCGCATTACCGCTGTCAAGTATTCCATCACTTCCTGTTGGTCTGCCACACGTTCAGATTTGAGTTGTTCGAGTCGTTCATCTATATAAGCTTTAACGTTAGCATTTGTTAGTAGCTTACTTCCATTCGTTCTTGCAGCTCCATCCTTCTTAACATTTGGATAAGCTGCCTTATAAGCTCTTGTGGCATTTAAGTCGATGATGTACTCATCGGCGAATATTCTTTGTTTTTCAGTCATCCCATTTTCCACCACCTCAATTCTTTTTACAATGCAAAAAGCCACCAAGTAGGTGACTTTTCAGAGAGATTATTATGAAAAAACTAGATTGCCACATGGCAATTGCGAGAGTGGGATTCGAACCCACGACCTCTTGGTTATGAACCAAGCGAGCTACCCGCTGCTCTATCTCGCGTTGAAGAATCTAGGGGTAGTTCCTAGATTCGCAAATATTATAAGGAGTTGTCGTTTTACCTAAAACTGATGATACAATAATATCACGAAAAAGGTGACACAGGAAGCGTTTTTTGTGTCACTTTACTGTAATTGGGCAAATTTTTCTAAAATCACACGTCTTTTTCGGTAAATTGTCTTTCGGCTCATGTGAAGTTTAGCCCCTATTTCTTCCCAAGTGTAGTAAAAAATGCTCGTTGTATTCATCCAACGCAAGTCAAAAATTTCTTTTTGCTCTTCGTCCAAATCTTTCAAAAAATGCTCGACTGTTTCTTTGAATAATTCCAAATTCTTCAGTTTTACGTCCTTGCTAAACTTTACAATCGTCTCTTCCGTTGGTCTCGACACTGCATTAGCCTTACTACCACCAAAGTTCACATCAGAGTTGTACGGAAATTGTAACTCTTCTCTCCTCGTAGCTATCTCACGATTGATTGTAGCATACCGAAGTAATTTATTATCTAAAGCGTTGAGTTCTGTTTCTGTAATTTTCGTACAAATCACCCCCTAAATAATTCTACCTGTAAATACTAATGTAATCGTACCTGTGCCGTCTTTGTTATCCGATAACAACGCATGACAATCAGAACCGTATTGGACGCCGTCAATTGTAATACTTCGCTTCGTTTTATCAATATGCACGATTGCGTCACTAAATGTTTTAATCCTCATAACACGCCCTCTAATTCTTCTATTCTGTCGTTGCAGAAACGTATCCGATATTTTAACCATCTGTCTTCTAATATCGTTTCGTGCATTTCGCGCGAATATGAATTCTTTCTTGTCTTAGAATCTAACTGCATTTGATATTTATCCCGCGCTTCTGTCCACAGCTTACGTGCACTTTCTTTTGTGTATGGTATGCTACTCATTTGATCTGCCTTTCTTTTTTGTATATTTATTCTTTATTTTTTATAAATAATCCTACATTATACAAGGTAACCGTGTTACCGTAATTTCAAGACTTTAAAAAAATTTTTTTATTTTAAGAAGTTCCAAATTCTTGCAAAGCCCATTAAATCAACATTTCTTTATTATTATATATTATATATATTTTTTTATATTATATATATAAGGTAACTAAGGTAACCTATATATAATATATATAATAAACGTAGTAGTATCAAGGAGTTTTACGGTTACCGTAAGCTAAAAATTACGGTCGCCTTACGGTAACCTACGGTAACCTTTTCCCTCAAAAGTTACCGTAACTCGATTTACGGTAACCTTTTTTAGGCTTTACGGTAACCGCATATTTTAACGTTTTATTCGTTTAAACCCCTTAATAGCTTTACCATTAATTTTCAATGTTCTTTTTTCCCAATCTGGCAGATGTTCCATGATTGAGTTAATCTTTTTTGATAATTGCCTATCGTTTGAATTTCTCATAAACAAGTTATACATTAACTCTCTGGTGGATACTTTTTCTAATTGACCGCTCCCGCTTTCAAAATCTGGGTTATTATCGAAATATTTCGCAGTGTACTGATGTTGTTGCTGAATTGACCAATGTTCCCAATTATTGGGTATCGGCATTTCTAAATATTCCAGCACTTGCAATTCTACTTCATCACGGTAAATAAACTTATCGCGGTAGGTTATTAATTCGTTTTCGGTATCCTCATCAAACATCAAGTCGACGCCTTTTTTATAAATCGTAACAGCTTCACCCCAAATTTGATCAACTATTTCTGGTTTGATTTCCATAGGGTGCTTACGTTGTTGACTTGCGTTGCTCATAATGGGTAGAAAACGGCGTTCGCCTGTTTTGTCTTTTAGATATTCTCTTTGGTTTGTTGTTCGAGCCAATACAAAGTTCTTTGCAAATTCTTCTGTTTTTGTCATGTAAGGCTTGCGAAAACGTAGACTTGTTTTTGAGATGAAAGCTTTTGTCTCTGCAAAGCTCATTCGATTGCTTGCGACCATCTCATCATCATTGACAATTAGGCTCTTAAGCATAATATCGTAGTTGTCTTTGTTGGAAAAATCCGTAACAGCGTCTGTATACCACGCGCCGCCTAACTTTTGAAGTAAGGATGTTTTGCCAACGCCTTGACCACCTACCAAATCCAAAACATAATCAAACTTGACGTAAGGGTCATATACTTTAGCTACTGCACCAACTAACCACATTTGCGCGATTTTTGAAACAAGCGGGTCATCCTCAGCTCCTAAATACACTTGAAATATTTGATTGATTCGCTCTTTACCGTCCCAATTTTTAGCAACTTGTTCCATATAATTCATAACTGGGTTATAAGACCGCTCTGAGAAGAACGTTTCCATTCCTGCTTTAAATGCTTTATCAGAATAAACAATCCCTAATACATCTTCAAAATAGACCGTTACAACACTATTGAAGTTGGCTGGTAACTCGCCTTTTTTAAAAAGCGTCTTTCCAATCCTGACATCTCTTGTAAATTCATATTCTTGCGAAAAGTCGTTTTTTCGGAGGTAAAGCCCCAACTGGTCATCTGCTTTGAAAGATAAGAGGACGTTTTTAGGACTACTTGCTTTAATGGCTCCGTTTCCTGTCATAACGAATTTTGGTTGACTATCAATACTAATTACTTCACCAATGATACTCACCTCCTATCTTTCTTTATCATACTTTCAACTGTGCGTACTAATTCTTTTTCATTTAGTGGAGACGGACTATTTGAATTCGCTATCTTTGCCAATGTTAAAACTTGTTCGTCGTCAACTGCTCGAAAGAGCAGACCACCAACAAAACTTGCCAAACGGTCGTTGCGTCCTCCTTCGTCCCCAAAGCCAATAGCGATTGTCTCGAAAAGCTCTGTTGTCATGGTTCGGTCTCTTGTGTAAGACCTATTTTTTAAGTCTTTCAAACCAGCGGTGCCGTCATTTCTATAACCGTGTGTTTCATTATATTGCTTTTTGATTGCTTGAATAAGTTCTTTCGAGGCAGTAACGATTGTGCCGCCCTCTTTAGATTTTTCTAAGTCCCATTCGTATTGACCTTTATCCGTAACGGATGGGGCTACCAATACATAATTATTTTCGTGAGCCTTGATATCTACTCCTGGTAAAAAACCAATCATTTGCGAGATAGGAGTATCATCTCTTTTGAAATAAAAGAGATGTTTCCCTCCGCTCGCAGTTTTAGCTTGTAATGTTGGCTCTATCAAGTTGAGATGTTTCCATTTCTTTAAAGATTCGAATCCATTTGATTTGCCGTGTTTGTCAATATCGATGACGAAGAAATTTGTTGTCCTAATGGCGATATTTGCATTAGGATAATTATTCCAAAAATTCTCAATTTCTTCTGCAGTCAAGGCAGGCTTGTCTGCAAAATCAATTAAAGGCATTTTATTTTTAGGATTGATTGGAATGACTGAAAAACCTAATTTTTGATACTGCAAAGCATAGTCTTTCATAGACGGCATGATACTGGCTCCTTGTTTTAATTAAAATGGTAAATCATCTTCCTCGATGTCTGCTTCTGTTATGGGTTGTGTCATATCTTCTTCGAGGTCATAATTACGGAATACGCGTCCATCTTTTCCTGTTGTTTCTGTGATAATTAAGTTGTAATAAGAGCCTACCGCTTTACGCTTTAAAGCTTCTTCAAGAGACTTACCATCGACCTCATCGCCAGTCATATTATCACCACAAAGCGTTATGGCTTTGATAAAAAACTTCATAGTACGTTCAACAGCCCACTTTAATTCCTTACCTTTCCATTCCTCAAGTGTTCCGAAGTTAGCAAATTCAGTGCGTCCAGTATAATCGCCGCCGCGAATTTCAAATTGATAACCGATACTTTCCCACCCACTATCTGCGACATTGAAGACCGCTTTTTTCAAAATGGCTGGGTAAGTTCCCGCTGGAATTGGCGCCGGGCCATTCGCACTATCTTTACGAGGATCAAATCCTTCTTTTTTAATTGATTTTGCAATATCTAATAAACTCATTGTTCTTTTCTCCTTTTTTTGTATATTTCTTAGAATAATTCATCATCTGCTGTTTTAACCGCTTTTTTTGGCTTCTCGGTCGCTTTTTTATCTTCTTTGACTAATTCGTCATTTTTGAGTTCAGAAGCCTTAGTGGGCTTTTTAGGGGCTTCTACAGCACCTCTGATAGTTGTTAATATTTTTAGAATATCTTTATCATCAACTTGATCTGCGTAGTAAGTTTTACGTTTACGGTCAACTTCACGGTTATAGTTATTGCCAATTTTTTCGGTGTGAATCATCAAATCAGAATTACCGTTGATTAGATTGACATACTTATCTTTTAAGCTTGGTTTGTCTTTAGTCGCATTGCCATTGTCATCATACTCTGACACTTGACGGCTGATATAGATGACATTCATTGGTAAAGCCTTTAAGTCAATGACCATCTCAGTTATAGCTTGATTGAAAAAGTCATAGCCTTTCCCGTACGGGATTTCAGATAAAGATTTCAAACGTGGCTTTCCTTGAGGAGTTAACTCATCGCAAACTGCGATTTTAATCATTTCGATTACATCATCAATAACGTCAATGACAACTGTTTTATAAGAATGCTTTTGCGTCTGAAGTGCCAATAAGATTTCACCGATTTGTTTAATAACAGAATTAGTGATTCGCCCTTGTTCGTTCTTTTCGTTTACAAGTTGAATACTCGGGACACTATTAGCTTCTGCATTCCCGTCAGTATTTAACACGAGCGGGCTTGGAAATTCATTTGCTAAATAAGATTTTCCGCTCATGGTTTCCCCATACAGGAAAAAATTCCGTGGCGTATCTTTCGGTATACGGGGCTTATTCTCTGGTAGTTTAAAATTCATTTATTCTGTTCTCCTTCTTTGTAATAAAATTCAATGACGTTTACATCATGTTGTTGCCGTGAACCAGTCACGCGCCATAACAACTGTCTATAATCATCATATTTGCCACTTGATTCATCAACCGGATCTAACACTACGATAGTTTGGTATTTATGCTGTAGACCGTCTACTCCTACACCCAGCACTTGGCTTGTAGCAACAACAACTTGTTTATCAAGTCCTTCTTGGACGTTTCCTGTCCAAATCCCGATATTCGGGTTGCGTTCGCGAATCACATTGACAACCTGTTTAGATTTGCTAACAATTAGCATGTCATGTGGCGCTCGTTTAATCAAACCATCTAATTGTAGCATTAAGGGTGTATCTGCGTTAACCGCCTTTAATTTTGGAAAGTCAACTGCGACCCCCGCCTGCATGAGATAACGTTCAAAAGTTTCACGCCCGAAGGATTGTTTGGCCATTGCTGTCTTTTCATCAACTGTAACCAAATTCAACTTTCTAAATAGTTTCAACTTCTCTGGATTTCCGACTTCAACAGTATTTTTGTAATATTTGATTTTGTATCCATTGTTCTCAACTGCGTTCTCAATTTTCTCAATTTCCTCCCAACGGAAGAAATTAGGTAGGTTAGACACATAATGTTCATAGTCTCGAAAGTCTTTCCACTTTTCTTTTGAATAAGTGAAACGGTCGTAAACCATTTCGCCGTGCACTTTTTGCCAGTCAAACTTATTATTAGGCGACGCCCAACCAAATATAGTTTTTTCTAGTGGGTAAAAATTCTGTCCTTTTTTTCTAATGGGCGTAGCTGAAAGCCCGATTGTATATTTCCGCTTTATTTTGCGATATAAGGCAGTTTGTTTATCGCTCGACATATTCTGCCACTCATCTATAATAAGCACATCACAGGCTAATTTTTTGCCTTTTTTTAACTGATCTTGCAGGTATCTGTCGGTTTGGATAATAAATTCAACATCATTATCGAAATTCATAAATTTGACAGCCTCTATCCAGCCATTCAGGATTGCCAATCGGTTGTTTGTGATAATCACTTTCTTGGCTTTCTTGTGTTTGGCAATCGCTAAAGCACAAATAGTTTTACCCCTGCCTCCCAACGCCTCAAGGAAAATGCCGTTTGTGATTTTATCACTTCGTCTGACAGCTTCAGCTTGCCATTTCCTTAGTTGTAATTCTGCCAATGTCCTGAATCACCTCCTCAATGTCATTTCTCATAGCATAGAATAAGCCTAGCCTTGCTGCAGCCCTTACGTCATTGTGATGGCTCTTTTCAAATTTCCACAAGTTTAAGGCCCTTAATAATTCATTGGGAATATCCGATTGATAACCTGCATTGCGTTGCAGAATTAAGTTTGGATAACACAATTCAATAGCTGCTATAGTCTCTAGTACTGAATTATCTCTTGAATAATCATTGTCTCTAGCTTCGTACTTCTCGACTACCACTACATCATATTCAAGCGCACTGCCTATGTTTTTAAACCATACCAGGAAATTCTTAGCGCCAAACGGCACTACCCAATAGTCCACTAGCTTTGCATTATCTAACAAGACCACTCCTGTTGTACTAGTCTCAATCTGATTACTAGCCGGGTCAATCGCTAGAATTCTCATAGTGTGCCTACTTTCTGAGACAACACACCATTAAACGAGGCAGTATCAAACCAAGTTTGTTTATTTAAAACCGCAAAGTCAAACAACTCTTTAATCTCTTTTAGCTGTTTTGTAAAAACTTTAATATCTTCTGTATTGCTGAAAAATGTCGTCTTACCTTTATAAGCAGCTGCAAAAGCTATTTGATATTCTGGTTTGAAAATTTTCTTTTTAGTTCCATCATCAAGCTGGGCATCATCTGTCTTGATAAAGCGGATTTGCACATCAAACGGGAAGTCTTCCGTTGCGATCACGTCAATATGCTGATTGCCAATAATAACCGCTAGATTATCCGTAATCCTTGTTTTATTTACTAATCCCATTATCGAATCCTCAAACTTCTATTTTCTTGCAAAGCTGCACCCTTGATTTTCTTACCTTCGTTTAGCAACTCGTATAAGCTTTTTTTGTCAGGCGATACGGTAACTTTTTTGACTAGGTATTTTTTAGGTAACTTTTCTTCGTCCACAATAACGCTCGCTCTGGAGTTCTGGACTGCGATTGAAAATAAACTTGTTTTGATACGTTCATTTCCTGTCACTTCCATAGCCGTTTGTAAGTTTGTTTTTAAGGTATCAATTTTGTTTTTTAATGCACTTTTGCGATTTTGTAGACGCTTGATTTCTTCGTCTAATCCAGGCAAGTCAGCTTCTAGGTTTTTGATAACCTTAGCATAACCCTCCGCCTTATTGACAAAGTCATCTTCCCAATCCATACTTGCCAACGTATCTTGTTTTGTTTCATCGTCAATATCCATTTCATAAATAGCTAGATATTGACCGGTTAATTCGTACAATGTACTCATTGTTTTTCTACCTCTCTGATTTTGTTTGTTAGTTTTGTGAGTCCGATTCCTGTTTTAGTCAATTCAGCATCGGACGAAAACAAGTGATTTTGATTCATTCTGGCCACCTCGTTTCGGGATAAGCAAGCCAGATTTGAAATGTCATAATTTGTTTTGTTGCCATCCAAGAAGACTACCGAATGCCCTTTAGGAATCGGGCCATGGTGGTCAGCCCAAGTCTTCCTGTGGAGAAATTCCCAAACATTTGGTTCAGCAACCTTGATTTTTGGGTAGCCGTCGGTTGTATATCTGATTGATCCAACAGGCGTCCAATTCTTCGGAGAATGTCCTTTCTGAAATTGGCCGCTATTTCGCATACCAGGTAATTTCTTGCCCTTATTATACGGAACGTGCCCTTTTGGAAAGCGTCCCGTTAATCCTGAATGCAAACCATGGTTTTGTCTGTATGTTTTAATTTGCTTAGCAATCAATGACAAGCCAAACTTAGTATTCATTAGCCTAACAATTTCCTTAGCCGTCTTCCCTTTTTGAATAGCAACAAGATAGTTATGCTGTTCAGTTGTGAGTAATTTAGCCATTAAGCAACTCCAAATTTACGGTTCGCTTTCCGTTATATTCAGCGGCAGTTTTTTGCGCATCTAGGACCAGACGCGCATTATCTATGATTTTACCTGCTACAGTAGAAATAGCTTTGCTACGCTCGATTTCTTTTTCAAGTTCTTCGTTACTTAGACCTTCGTCACCTAATCGCTCCAAGGTCATGAAGAGATGGTCGTTTAGGTCTGAAAGTTTATTCTTAGTCATTTACTTTGTCACCTCATTTTTCAATTTTATTACGCAAAATCAATTCTTGTTCAAACATTTTGTGACGATACTTCGCGCTGCGATAATAACGATTTTTTTCTCTCAATCGGTTGATAATCGCTGCATTGATTGTTATGCTCGTTATCAAAATACCAATACTGATTAACAGAGCTATTCCTAACATCATCTCAATTTTCATTTTCTATCCTCCTGAAAAATCCTTTTTTCCTGTAATTTTTTCATGCTGGTATTCATAATACATTTGATTAAACTTGTTAATCATGACATCCTGCCTTTGGTTAACGTCCTTTTGCTCGTTTGTCACACGCTCTAATTCTATCTGTAGGTCTTTGATTTGCATCTGTTGCTTGCCATAGCCTGCTATCATACCTATAACAAGCAAAAACATGATAAAACTTACAAACACAAGCCATAGCTGCGTATTTGCCAGACCGCGTTTTTGGACGGCATGCAGCGCTTCTAAATTCTCAACTCTATCTTTCAGGATCATGCGTCGCCCTCCCATCCTATGCTTATGTTATATTTATATCCGTTTAATTCAAAATGCATAACAACTCCTCTCATATTTGGCCTATAAATCAACTCAAGCATTTGTTCTAAAACAACCTTTCCGACTTTCAGCTGCGCTTCAAGTAAGCCATTATCTTCTTTCATTCTTTTACCTCCATCAGTTCCGGATTTTCGCTTTTCCATTTTTCGTACATAATTAAATCTAGCTCGTTTTCGTAGATATTTCCCAACACTTCACAGTTTTCTAAAAAAGGAGTTTCAAAAGGGGAGTAAGTGGCAGGTTCGACATTTAAGTATCCTAAATAAAAACCAATTCCGGTGATTTTAATGCCGTCATCTTCGAAATAGTCATACTTTCCAAAGCTAACTACACAAGCAAAAGAGTTAGTTGCAATGATGTCCCCCTCAAAGATTTCCTTGCCATTCTTGTCAAATAGTCCTGTTGACTGCCCTACTGTATCAATATCAACAGAGCAAAAATCTTCAAAAGCAATGTATTCACAAGTTGCTTCGTCAATACCGCTTACGATAATGGCAAGACCCCTATCAAATACTAAATTTCCGTACATCCATCTACCTTTATTCTCTTCTGCTGTTGATTTTCCTCTAAATTTTGGTATCATCTTGCACCTCCCCCTTAGTCAATTTCGTAGCCTGATAAAGTAAAATTAAAACCACAATCTTGACAGTCCACTTCAATTGTTGTGTAATTGTCCCAAAGTTCATCAGAGTTTAAATCATAATATTTCAAAAAATCTTCATAATGCCATTCGTGCTCTTCGCCACAGTTGGGGCAATTATACAGAATCCATTCAGGCGTTTGTATGATTTGAAAATTAACTGACATCACTCCACCTCTTGCACTTCTTGCACTTTGACACCCTCACAATCAAATACCCAGCCAAAACCAGTCCGTTCCAGTTCCGCTTTAGTAAAATAAGATGGATCATTCTGTTGTGTACGTATAAATTGAGGTGTTAATTCTTCGTTGTTGAGATAATATCTACCTAGATATTGCCCGAGATTTCCTTTTATTTTAACTGTATACCGCTTCTCCTGCTCCACATCATAGCCGTCAAGCCACGCTCGAGCGGTCCTGTCATAGGCGTTTAGACTTGTCGCTAACCACCAATTATATTTTTTATTAAATTTTTTTTCTGTAAAAATATCAATTATAGGGGCGCTTCTGTCTTTATATTCCTCGATAATGTCCGCCACAAACTGCGGAATGACAACTTTGTTTGACTTTTCGGCTTCTACCGCACCCTCAAACTTGCCCTGCTCGTATCCCTCGCGCCATTTTGCGTGGCTAAAATCTAACTCAAACTCATCCATGATACCTTTTAGCCACGCTTTCCTATCATGTTCTGGTAATTCACGAAGTCGTGCTAGTACGTTCCGCAGATAGAGCGGTTTTTCGTTCGCGCGGTATGCGTCCGCTTCTTCAAACTGATAACTTTCTAGCTCTGCAATTGTCATATCTGGAAATTGCACGTTATAAGTTTCATTTCCTGAAGCATCTATATTAAAACCAATAATATTGCCAATTGCTTTTACTTTTTTAATTTTATCCATCTCATCCTCTTTTCTTAAATATCGTCACTTTATCGCCCTCAATCTTCATCGCGCCTTTTTCCACAAATTTAAAGCTAATCCTGTTCCAACTTTCGGCTAACTTAACCAATTCCTGCTCGACTACTTCGACTGGCTTCTTAGCTAGCTTATTTTTGTATTCGTTGCCTAGCCTGTAATGGTCGCGCTCCCAGCGCTGGATAAGCGTTATTTGTGTATGGTTTTGCATTTTCGTCCTCCGTTATTCTATTGTCATATCAGTAAAATCGATTTGCTTATCTAGAATCTCACTGCATACATAGATGCTTTGAAAATTAGGACTATTACGCGGTATCATTTGTTCATCAAAGAATCGCATACGTCCTTTTGGAACAAGTAATTCAAAATCGTTGCTTTTAAAAAGTTCATATCTTATTCTGCTATCAAATAACCCATTTGGGTTCGTAATCATTGCAAAAGGTAATCCTATTTTAAATAATCGGTCAAAAACAGCGTCTCGTTTACTAAATGGCGGGTTGCTAACAATGCAATCTGCTTCAAAAGGAGGTAATTCATATCCAAAGAAATCCTGCCCTGTTTCAATGTGACTAAAGATGACTTCGAATCCTGCCTCTTTTAATAATTTGACAAACTCACTCTGTTCTTTATCAAACGGACACCAAATACACTTGAAGCCTTTGGCTTTTAAGTATGGTATGATAATTCTTACAGCGTACGCTGGTGTGTAATATTCATCTGATTTTGATGTTCTAATTTGTTGACTAAAAGTCATCGTCCTCCTCCTATGCTTCCTATCAGCCAGTCAAGATTCTTTCTGGCTTTCTTTAAGTCTTCAACTCCGTTTTTCTTTTGGAAGCGCAGCATGTACTTAATAGCGTTGCCCCAGTAAAAACCTTGTTCAGCAGTTAAATTCCCCGCAAAGTTTCGTATTACATCAATTGCTTCAAGGCCTTGTGCGCCTTGATAATGATTGGGTTTGTTAATGTTGTCTGTTTGCATTTGATAACTCCTTATGTTATACTTGAGTAAATGTTTTTTTAGAAGCCTAATCGCTTCACTAGGGCCTTGTCCGACTCAACCTCGGCAAGGCTTATTTTTTTAGCTCGATAGCGATTAACTTGCTTCCATTTCCAAAATTTACGGAATCCTTCATAGTCTATAAACACCAGCTTATGCGTTGGGTTAAACACATATTGTTCAAATTCTGGATTTTCTCGCATTTCTCTAGCGAATTGCTTAGCTGTTGGGATAGTCAGACCTTCCCAGCGCTGACACAAATGTTTGTAGTCTCCACCAGTTGGCTGTTCATGTTCATCTGCTGTTTTGTAGACGACTTCCTTGATTTTTACTTGTGGCATGATCGCCAGACCTACCTTTCTTTAAAATTAACCCAGCTTTCGCTGATGTTTAGTTTTCGATTGACTTGCAGCTTAAGTTCGTCACTGCCTTGCCCAGTTTTTAGCAGCTTGGTAATCATAGCGGGACTAACACCGATGACAATTGCCAAATCAGAGCGAGACCAGCTTTTTTCATCTAGTCGCTGTTCAACTAGATCAAGCCATTTTTTATGTTGTAGGCTCATCTATTTTCTCCTTTCTGTTAATCTATAAATTAAAGAGTTAGTAAATCATTTTATAAAATTCTTGACAATCTTCACCCAAAAGGTTAAAATAAAACCATAACTAAAAACCTTGATAAAACACTACATCTATCAATTTATTTGCTCGCCAAAGCTATTTATTTTTAGATAAGTTTTTTACTTAGGTTTTAACTAACTCTTTAACTTACAAAAACTATTTTACACCCAATAAGGTGATATGTCAACTATTTTTCACCTAAAAAGTTGAAATATTTTTTGTTATGCTTCAGAAAGGTTGATTTAACAATGTTTCCGACATACGAAAAAATAAAAGAACTTGTTGATAAAAGAGGGATTTCTCTTACAAAATTAGAGGAAGATTTAGGCTACAGTAGAAATACACTCTATAAGTTGAAATCTCAAAAACCAAATGCTGAAAGAATTTCTGAAATCGCTGATTATTTCCACGTCAGCACCGATTATCTTCTCGGTCGAACTGATAATCCTAAAGTAGCTTCGAATAGCGCTCAATCTGAAGTGGATCTCAAAGAATTAGCGAAAGAAAGTTTTTTTTACGATGGTCATCATTTAAACGATGAGGACATAGACCTTATTTCCTCGTTGCTAGAAACACGAATAAAAAATAGACAGGATTGACCCATTATGACGCAAATCGCCTATTTTGATGGCAGAGACTCTGGGATTAAAGGAGTTTATAACAAACCTTTTGATACTGTGTTTGTCAATGCGTATCTCGATGAAATCGAAAGAAAAAAAGTGACCTACCATGAATTAGGGCACAAAAATCATAGTGCTAATGATTACAAATACAATCGCGAGCGGTGTGAATTACAAGCAGATAGAAATATGATACATCATCTTATGAAAGAAGAACTTTCCACCTATGATAACGTTGAAGATTTCAACTATGCTCGTTTTATGCAAAAATACAACCTAAAAACCATCGCTGATGAAACGATGATTTTAGAAGAATATAACAATTTAAAAGGGATTATGTGAGGAGAAAAAACATTATGAAAAAACTACTATTTACTACTTCTATCATGCTACTTTCTGCAACGATTCTTATCGCTTGTTCAAATGGTCGAACAGATAATGCATCGTCTGGAGCTACATCTGAAAAAGTCACGCAATCCAGTTCAAAATCTGTTAAAAAGAAAACCGCTACTAACATTGACGATTTTAAACAGAAACTTAAAACAAATGGATTTACTATTGAACGCGAGCAAGAGAAATCAGCTTCTTTAGTACAAGCAAAAGAAGGAAAAGGGTTTGTTTTATCAGATGGCAGTTCAGTAGAAGTTTATCAATATCAATCAAATAATCCTTACTTCTCCAAAATTAAAGAAGATAAAAAGCTTCTTGATCAGCCCGTGACAATTTATGGTAATTTTGTTGTGATGATCGTTAATCCAACAGATTCAAAAAATAAAATCTTAGATAGCTTTAAAGATTTTGAGTAAAAAATAATAATCTATTAAAAAACAGAAGGAGAAATTATTATGGCGGCAGGGTTTGCTAAAGTGATACAAATTATTGATAAATATACTCTTATCATCGATCGAGGTTTAAAACATCATATAATAAACGGTCAAAAAGTTCAGGTTATAGAGCGTGGACCAGAAATAAAAGATTTAAATGGTGAAGTTTTAGGTGTATATGATTTTGTGAAAGCCGAACTAACTATTACAGAAGTTTATGAAAATTATTCCATAGCTAAAAGCTTGTGTGAAGTTGAAAATACTTTACTATCTAAATCAGTAGCAAAAATGTTTGGTCAAGAAAATCAAAAAGTCGAAACTGAAATGCCAATAAATGAAAGCCAAGTCACTCCAATGGCTCCTACGAATCCTAATATTTCCTTAGGAGATGCTGTGAAATTTTTTAATTGACAATATTCGAAGAATAGTGTATGATAAGGATGAATTAAATGGTCCCTAACGAGACTAGGAATTTCCTCCTTTCATACGAAAGGAGGATTTCTTTTTGTCCGATAGACCTTTTTTGACCTATAAGCAACAATTAGATAAGTTAAATAATAAGAATGTCACATGGAGTGATAATTTTCTAATTGAAGAGAGTTTGAGAAGCCATTCGTACTATGGGATTATAAATGGTTATAAAGATATATTTGGAACATATTTCGATGAAGAACTTCAGATGGAGGTGTTCAAAACTAAAACTCCTTTTGCCAAGTTACATCGTCTTGCGCTGATTGATAATAGTCTTAATAATTTATTGTTTAAATATATTATTTATATTGAAAAATCATTAAAAACTAAAATAGCTTATGTTGTAGCAAGAGAATACGGCGAACATGAAGATGACTACTTAAAGTCCAGTAACTATGTAAGTACATCAACTTTAAACCGCTCGTCAGAAATGAACAACATACGTCAGCAGCTAAAAAATAATAAAAATAGTGCTTCTCTACAACATTATAAAAACAATCATGACTGTATTCCGCCTTGGATTGCAACAGGAGGAATTTATTTTGGGACAGCCATAAATTGGTATAAAATTTTGAAAGGAGAATTAAAATCAGAAATTGCCCAAGAATTCTTCTTTCTCACAAATTTAACAGATACCGATAAACAAAAAGAATTACTTATTGTTATGCTAAACCTACTTCAGGAGTATCGAAATAATATTGCTCACGGAAACAGAACCTTTCAAACAAATGTTCGTACAGAACTCACTAAAAATCATTTACTTGAAGCAGTTAACGAAAGAGTATTAACAGAATCAGAATTTTTATCCGGTATAGGAAAAAAGGATTTATTTGCAGTGATGATTTCGATTGCAATCTTAATAAACGATTCGCTATTACTCGATCAATATTTATTTGACTTAGAAAATCTCATCACGCCTTATGCAGAAACAAAACAACAATTGTCTCCTCGAGGCGATATTTTTAAAACGTTAAACATTCCTGAAAATGTTATTGACAGACTTTTAAATGTCTTGTCAATTAAAATTAAATAAAAATCCCCACGCTCGCCTTCGCCAAAATTTGAGTGTGAGGAAATCTGTATAAGAAAAACCATTCAAAAGGTCATTTTCTTGTACCCATTTTACCAAAATATAGGAGAAAACACAATGTGGGTAGAACAATTAGATAACGGAAAATATAAATTTTTTGAACGATACAAAGACCCCTATACCGAAAAATGGCGCAGGGTATCTCTCACCTTAGGCAGCGGATCCAGCCGAGCTAAAAAAGAAGCGCAAAAACTGCTGGATGAGAAGATAGAAAACACTCTCGCCTCTCTACAAGCCCCTGACGTGCTTTTTACGGACGTTTTAGATGAGTGGTGGGGATTTTATCAAAAAGAGATAAAACGAAGCTCTATAAGCTCATTAACGGGCAATGTGGACGAGTTACGCTCTATTTTTGCTACAAACGTAAAAATTCGGAATATAGATGCCCGATATATTCAAAACTTTTTAAATAATTTAAAAGTTACCCGCTCCAAATTAGAGCGTTTTAAATCCATTTTGAATTTATCTTTTGACTACGCATTGTCACTTGACTATATCAAAGATAATTCAGCTAGAAGAGCGAAATTACCAAAAGTGATTAAAACTATTGATGATTATCAAAAGACAGCTAAAAAGTTTTTGGAAGATACAGAGCTAGAAAAATTAATTGAAGAACTTTATCGAAGACCAAATACTTATCGACTAGCTCTCTTAGCTGAATTCATGGCTTATAATGGTTGCCGTATCGGAGAAGCTATTGCTATTAAACCAGAAAATATTAATTTTGAAAATAAAACAGTAGACATTCACGGGACGTTAGATAAAACTGTCGGTTATACTAAGGGCGAAAAAACAACCACAAAGACTAGTGCTAGTTGGCGAACAGTTGCTATGTCAGATAAAGAAATAGACATACTTCATAAAATGATAGATTTAAACGAGCTAACTAAAAATACCAATCCAAACTATGTAGACCTTGGCTATATCTTCGTTACAAAAAATGGCATACCAATTCAAAACAACTCTTTCAATACAGCCATACGTAGCGCCAATCAAAGATTAAATGTTCCTATTGATAAACACCTTACTTCGCACATTTTTCGTCATACCCTTGTTAGCCGCTTAGCTGAATACAACACCCCTCTCAAAGCTATTATGCAACGTGTCGGACATTCAGATTCTAAGACCACTTTGAAAATCTATACCCATGTCACACAAAAAATGGAAGCTAATGTTGTCAAGCTATTAAATACATTGTCTTCTTAATAACCTTATTTTTGCCCCTTTCTTGCCCCTTTGGAACAAAAAAACCTATTGCTCAACGCCGAAACGTTGAAACAATAGTTTTTTTAAAATTGCATTATTTAACAGCATCTTTAAAATTTGAAGAAAATGCAATAGACAACGATAGGAAAAAACCTTATAAAATAACCATTCAATAACAATAAATTATATCATGATTAAATGGTAAAACTGTAAAAGTTTACAACTTATGCCCCTTTTTTGCCCCCTTATATATCTCTAAAGAGTGTAACACCAAATCGCGGTATCTGAACTCTCTTACAAGATAGTCAACGACTTCTTTATCCCTGATTTTAAAATCCATTAAAAACAGTAACTCGACCGTGTAACTATCTTTAAAGATTGGAGCTTGATAAGTGACAGCCACCCAATGCTCAAAACCTAGTTCTGTACGTTCAACTTTTGTGACTTCGATATTTAAGATTTTCATTTCAATCGCCTCCTAACTATCTATTCGCAAAAAGTTTCAAAAAAACATAAATTTCCTTTATAACGGAAATTTGTAAAAATAGCCCTTATAAAGGAAATCAAATAAAAAAAGCCGAGCACCGGCTTCTTACTTATATCCATACTCTCGCTCCGCGTCTCGTCTCATTTTGACAGCTTTATCAAAATTCTTGCTAGAGCCAAGATAGACCTGCTTTTTGTCAACGTTTATCATAGCCACATAGCGACCTTTTGATTTTTGGAAATACACCCCTCGCACTCCAGTCGTGCTTTTTGATGTTGGTTTTGTGGTTCTTAATTTTTCGGGGGCATAAATGTCCTTCATATATTCTTTAGACCCCCCTTTCTTACAACCACAAGAGGTATAGTGGGAAATTAGATTGCTATTCAGCACTGTGCTATTGCCGCAATGCTTACAAATACAATTCCAGTAGACGCGCTGATTCTTGCTGTATGCTCTATCAATTATCTTAAAATTCTCCGTTTCTGTATCTGTTAAATCTCTAAACCGCTCCCGTCTTCGCTCGTCATTAAGACAGCCGCAAGATTTGGTCAACCCCCGCTTTAATCTGTACTCAAGAGCGTGATAGAAGTTTCCGCAGTCACACCGACAGAGCCATTTAATGTCCCCTTTGGAAGACCTCGTCCCGTCATCCTTAATGACGATGAGACGATTGAACCTCTTCCCGATTATATTTTCTTTCATCGGATGTTCTCTAGATTCTGTTCGATCCATTCAAGACGATTTCTGCGGCCTGATGGGATTGGCCGAGGGTCGCGAGAATAGTTCTTGAAGCGCATCTGAAGCAGATAGGAACCATTGCCTAAGCTACTGCTTTCCAGAGCTATTTCTAAGTAGGCATTGGCGATGTAGTTCCCGTCTGCCGTATACATTCTGCCAGTACCACCTATGATGTCCTCTCTACTATTCTCAATCCATTTCAACAGTTGCTGTTTCTTAAATTGGTCATAATAAGCAGGGAAAGTCATATTCGTTTTGAGCGAATTAGAGAGATAGTATTGACTCTGAGCCTTCCCAATCAACGCTAGCTCAAAGTCTTCAAATAGGCAGTCAAGCATAGCGTTGACCCTTGCTGCTCCTATCTTCTCGATAGAGGTTTCACCACTCTTGAACCGTTGCCAGTTTGCAACCATAAATTTGATTCGAGGAAGCTTATAGAAGTCATTCTCATAACGATAATATCGCTCTACGTATTCCAAGATTAGGTCTTTGATGTCATTGTTGATTTTCATTTTAGTTTCTCCTTTGATTTTAAATTAAGCAAGTACGCTCTTTGGATACCATTTAGTAGAAATTCCGTAAGGTGTTGTGATTTCAAGTTTAACTGCTTTTTCAGTTTCTTCAAGCAAGCTATTGATGCTGATAGAACGAACGGACATGAAAGCTAAATCTTTCTTGTTGCGACCATAAAATTCTTTCTCAGCGAACCATTTCTTCACTCCTTGAAATTTCACGTTAGAAGATTGGAAGAAGTAGAAATCGTCTGCCATGTTTTGGTGTTTAACTACTTTCCAAGCTAATTTCAAAGCTTCTGAGAAAGTTACATCGTTCTTTTCGTTTTTGAAGATTTTCCATGCCAATGTCATAACTTGTGATTTCATTTTGATTTCTCCTTTTGTCTTTCTTTATCTTACAAGACTATTATATATCTTTTGAGATAGTTTGTCAACACTTTTTATAAACTTTTTTAATTTTTTTAAAGTTTTTTTGCAAATAAAAAGACCCTCGGCACAAACCGAGGGTTGAACTGTCTATTTTATCCATACAGCAAATGGTTAATATCCCAAACCGAGAGCCAGATTTGACCGCTCGCTGCAAGAGTGATATGCCGCCAATAATAACTACCAGAGCCGTAAGCTCCCTCACCATCAGAGACAACTTTGTTAGGATTTATGACAAAGTAGCTGCCTACCTTTGCCTCTTGGTCGCTAATCACATTGCCGTTTGCGTCTGTGATGTCGATGTCTGCAACATCAATGCCATTGTCCGTCCAGTCAAAGTCTACTGGACAGAGGTCATCGCACTTGACTTGCCAAATGCCGTTAACAAATTGCAAGTCGTTTACTTGATAGACCTTTAATTTGCTGCTTGTTTGTGGTTGAGCTGGTGCAGGCGCTGGGGTTTGCCCACTCGCCCCTTCACGAAAAACAATTTCGCGGGGGCGACCATTGAGCTCCCAGATGTAATTGTAGTCGTTTTCTGTGATGCCGTCGCTACCGTAATTGCAATGGATTGCTGTAGTCGGACTTGTCATGATTAGGACATGCCCAAACGCACCAAGGGAGCTAGAGCCATCTCGTGGCGCCCAAATGACCACATCGGCACGTTGGGCTTCAAATTCGCCGTCTACACCGTCAAAGATTTTACCATAACCAATTGTAGGGAGGGCTTGTTGTAAGCTCTCTGTGTTGTTGTTTAGATTGATGTCCAAAGCGTAGCTAACAGCTGACGAGCAGTCATATTCAATTCGATCATCGCGGTCTGCATCGTTGCCGTAGCGGTCACCCATGTCGTAGTAGACCGGGATACTTTGTAAGTAGAACATGCGTGCAATACTTGATTCTTTTCTACTCATGTTCATTCTCCTTCAATTCCCGCTTCTGTCTTGTGCGGTTCTTCATATCCCAAAGCTCGCTCTGAGTCGCCAAATCCCACAGTGGTTGGATCATTGATAATACCAATCAAAACTAGCAATGCAAAAAGTACGTTAATAAATACTAAAATCTTATCAATCGTAACCCCAAAGTCTAGTTTGATTCCAAAGATGTCTGCTCCTGCTTGTAGCAACAAAGCAATAGCTGGCACAAGAGCCAGCCAGAAGTTTTTATTTTTTAAACGTACAGTCCAGTTAATTTTATTCATATCTTTACCTCTAATCTTTTATTTTTAACGTTTGATATTCTTGATACAAACGTGTGATATAGCCATTACCGCCTAAATTGCGATAGTTTTTATACATTCTGGTGATGATGCTAAACTCTTCGCCGTTAGTATGCCCACGTTCTAAAGCGTGTTTGATGTCTATTTCTAGCCGTCGATACATAACCCCTAAATGAGATTCTGTGTGTAATTCCAACTTGTCGTTGGCATCATCTATTTTTTGATTATTATCGTCACCCGTCCGTTTGATATGTTCGATACTCTTTTTCATATCGCTCATTTCGCTCGAAATCTGTCTAAATTGGCTTTTATTCAGATTTCCTGATTTTGCGGCACGATAACCAAACCAACCAGTAGCCATAACGCCTATTGTCGGCGCTAAATGGTCAATAATTAAAATTAAATCCACATTCTGTCGCTCCTATTTCTCTTTTTTCTCGGATTCTAACTCTTGAATAATAGCGTCCTCTACTTCGTAGATTTTATTTTGAAACTCAGTTTCTTGCTTGCGAATTTCGCGACGATTAGTAGCGTATAATTCTGCGTTATTTATCCACTCGCTGATAGTGGAGATGCCCTTTTCGTTAATATCAGCTGTAATTGATTTGACGACAGTATCGTCAACTTTGATGTTACCCACAAGTTTAGTTGTCTTGATAATTTCTAATGTCATGATTATTCTCCTTCTTCTGTTTCTGCTGGTTGTGTTTCTTCAAGCAGAGCTTCCAGCTCTTGCACTCGTGCTTGTAGGTCTTCGACTTGTTGTTGAAAATGTTCTTTTTCAGCTTGTTCCTGTATCAAGCGTGCCTTAAATTCTGCTGCTTCTAGTGCTTTATCACCGATTTGGTTTTTTAAATCAGTAAACATGTAAGTGTATACGTTTTCGTTCATGTGTTTCTCCTAATATTTTTTGTGATACAATTCAATTCGCCCGTCTCTAAAGAACCTTAATTCGTCTCTGTTTGTTCCTAAAGCTCGAAAGCCAGAAAAGTCAACGTCATTAATATTTCCGAAAATATGTTCTAATGCTACGTTTTGTCCCCCGCCGAAATAAAGCTTAAAACCTCCTTGCATATAAACAGTCTTCTTTTCAGCAGAAATCTCTATAAATGTAGAACTGGCGCCATTTGAAACAATAGAGAACGTAGCTCCGTTGAAAAGTTCAAAATCAGCTGAGCCTTTGTTATTATAAGAATAAAATTCAGATAAAGCCGAACTCTTGTTATACGTTAAGCCTAAAATTTTTCTATCCTGTTCTTTCAAATACAACCCGTATTCATCTAAAACAGTAGCAAAACCATTGTCTCGTTCTATTTTTAAAATTCCTTTTTGCAAATCAAAAGTAGAAATATTATTTAGCGATTTTAAAAGGCCGCCTTTGATTTGCGTAGCGCTAAAGTCAATAGTTGACAGCTTGTTGATAAACCCTTGTTTGGCTACTAAATTATTTAACAAAGCGTCATCTGCAGTTAATTTGTTAATTAAAGCATAATCAACTCTTAACTTATCCGCTGTCACAGCTCCTGAAGCGAGTATTTGCGTAGTGACAGAGCCTGATTCAAAGTTTGCGGTTTTTAGCTTATCAATCATAGCGGATTTAATGACTGCGTTATCAATCAAGGTCTGACCTGTAATATGCGTCAGTCGTCCGTCTAGTCGATTGACACCATTCGCGCCCAGATTTAAGCCGGAAATCAAATCGCCGGCAGAATTGATATTCTTCACTGCCCACGAGCCTGCGAGTTGAGTCTGTACTGTTTTCAAACCTTCGTTTTTTGAAACTTCGACTTGAAACAGCGAGTTGCTCATTACCATTTTAGAAACCTTACTTGCAACATCACTTTCAGATGAACCAATGATTCGCTCATAGAGTTTTGTTGTCTCTTGCACTTTCTGGAAGTCCGTTTGATTGGCTTTGTTGTTGAGTTGGCTCGTAATTGTCGCAAAACGACCGTCCACGCCCTGCTTGTACTCTGTCAGCTTGGTTTCGGTGTCTTCCGGCGCTGGACTCCAGTCAGACGGTATGCTTCCAAGTTCGAGCTTAAATTTCATCTCGTCTTGATTCAGCGCTCGTTTGTCCAGTGAAATCGCAATGTACTTAGCCGTGCCAGGCACTTTTAAAAGTTGCTTTCGATAGCCGTTAAACCAAATCGAGGAATAGCCGTTTGCGGTCGGTTTGTTTGTGTCATCAAAAAATTGCACCCCCGCCCAGTTCTGTTTAGAGATTGGTTTTAACTCCCAAACTTGCAAGCAATAATCCGCACCTTTGAGTTGAATCAAATTCGAGTAGATGTAATTAGCATCTGATTTCAAACCGTTTTGATAATAACCATTTTTGTTAAAGTTTGAGTAAGCGAGCAGGTTATTTCCGCCAATCGACAACTCCTCAAACCGTCGATTCACTCCTTTAACATCTTCTGTATACTGGCTTTTGCCCACGTAATTTTCAGCTGTTTTAATTCGTTCAGCTTCTATCTGCTTAGCTGTCTCTTCTCTGCTGTATTTTTCCAGCTCTGCTCTACGCTTACCGTCGTCAGCCACGTAGCTTTTGACTGCAGTCATGTCCGTTCTAAGACCTTCCGCAGTTTTTTCAAACGTGGTTTTAGCAGCGGTTATTTCTTTGTCAATATCTTCTGGTGCTGGGCTCCAATCAGTCTTTATAGTGCCTTGCTCGACTTTGACTTCCCAAACTTTTTTTCGAGCGTCTTTATGATAAGTATTCACTCGCAAATGATAAGTACCTGTCGGTTTAGTCCAAGTAAAGACTGTTCCTGTCGTCCCTGTATTGCTATCAGACACAATTTGATAATTTGTAACAGTTTTATCCATCAACCAGAGCACGACATTATCACTTTCCTGACCACCATTGTGATTTCCGCCGAAGACTCCATCGGTTTTAGCGGAAATTAGATATTTTTCATTTTTAACTAAATCAATCGAGGTAGATTGCACGTATAAAGCATTGTTATCAAAATTTGTTGGCTTACTGTCGGGTTTAAACTCTCCTTTCGAACCTTTCAACAGATTGCGACCACCTACAACAATCTGGCTTATCTCTTCCCGAATCCCGTCAGCGGTCTGTTTGACCTCTGTTTTGCTGGCTTTATCGCCCAATTGCTGGGTTATCCGAGCGAGATTTTCTGTATTAGATTGCTCGTAAGCAGTTTGTTGGGAGCTGATAGCACCGACGTCTTTTTTAACTTGGTCGATCTGAGAATTAACCTGCGATTGAGCCTGTGTGGTGGTCTGTTTGACTTTATTTAAGTCATCACGCACCTGTGTGGCTAGATTCTGTGCTTGCTTAGCTAAGTCGCTAGATGCACTGGCTTTTGCAAGAGTTTCTTTGTATTGCTTGTCTTGTTCCGCTCTATTTATAATTACAAGCTGGTTGACTTCTTGCACCTTGCTGGTTACTGCTTGATTGAGTCTGTCAACATAAGCTTGACTTTCATTCTTCGCTTTATCAATTCCAACTTTTACTTCGCCTTTGAACTTCTCAGTTTGTTTATTAAATTCAGATTCTGCATATTCCAATTGTTGCTGGACTTCGGCTGCCATATCTGTATTGGCTTGCTCGATTCTTTTAGCATAGAAGCCGCCATAAGAATACTGAGCGTCATTTCCCGCCTTGCTGTCAGCACTAATGCGTGCAGACAAGCCACCTTGAAATTTAAACGATTGATTCAACACAGGAACTTTAAACGTTTCATTTTTGTTCGTCTTAATTGTCACCCATTGACCAACTTGTAATTTTAAGTGCCCCTGATAATTCAGATTAAATGGATAATACTTAAGATTTTTTAAATCATGGTACAAAGCGTCCAAGATATTCTGGTTCATGAAACTATTCTCTAATTCCAGAGAGCGACCTGTTCGCAAGCCAACCGTTAAGACTTCTTTATCTTTAACCTTACAAGTAATACCTGCAATTTGATACTCAATTTCACTTTTGGTCAAGCCGTGCAAAAAGTAGCTATCTGCTGTAATCGTAATATTTGATTCAGTCAGTCCTCGGATTTCAAGTTTACCATCACGATTAAAGAAAGCAGAAAAGCCAAGCAATTGAACTGCCTGACTTAACACTTCTCTGTATGTAATATCTTTTTTATCCGGTTTCTTTTGAATGTGGTGTTGAATAGCACGCAGACCGAGATTATCAGTTTGAAGCGTGACACCCGTTTTCGCACATATTTCGCGAATAACATCTCGAATTTGCGCCGGATAAGACAAAACAGTTTCAAACGGTTTGTTAAATTTAAACATACCATCCATTAGGTCTAATGTGGTAAGATTCCGGTTTCTATCAATTTCGATATCATTAATAAAATACTCGCCCATTTTGACCCACTCATAAGCATTGCCAACTAATAAGCCTATTTCTGGATAAACCTTATCTAGCTTCTTAAAAGTGGTAATAATTGATGTGAAGGTTACTTTCGCACTACCAGCACATGTCCCGCCGGGCTTAAATGTATCGCCTTTAATATAGCCATAATCGAACGACGCTTCTTTAATATCGTTTGATTGATATTTTCCTACTCTGATAGCAAAAGTTCGGTCTCTTGCTAACATTGCCTGTTCAAATGTTACTATAATTATCACCTTACCTTTCTACTAAACTAAATTTTAAACCATTCCAAGGCTTAAATTTGTTGGTAAACGTATAAGCCGGAGCTGTTCTGTCGCCAACGTAAAACGTGCCAGAGGTTTGACCTTTAATAGGGTCTGGATAAGTAACTGTAAAGAACACACCCGAAATGGCATTGAGTATCTGAGAAATTTCCTCTTGCGTCAATTGTCCCCACTCACATTCTAACTTCCTTTTAGTAGTAATACGGTCACGCACCATATCACCGTTGGCATTCCGACCAGTCTCTCCGTCCACGTCTTGAATACCCACTTGAAAAGATTTAGGAGTCACAACAGCGACTCCATTTAATAATAGATTACTCATTATGCCCCCTAAATATTAAGCAGGACTTGCCCTGCTCGTTCTTGTTCTTTATTGATTTCTTGGATAGCTATACGTCCAAATTCGTGTCCGCCAATTATAAAGATAATGTCACCATTACCGCTAAATCCTTGATTTTGTGGTAAGCTACCACCTAGCGCATTTACAACTGCTCTACCAACGACACGTCCCATAGTTTGCAAGAATCCGGTGTTTTCCAACGGAACAACTGCTTCTTTACCGGCTTCACCAATCATGGCAACTGTTGGACTATCGACAATACCACCACGAGCTAAACGTGGTAGGTAAACGCCACCTATGTAACCAATTGACACACCAGGAAGTTGATTGATAATTCCGATTACACCATTTATCATGTCAATAAAGCCGTTTACGATATTTTCAATCGTTCCAAGCACAGCATTAACTGCTCCACGGAATGCGCCACCTACAGCGCTACCAACCATTTGACCAGCATTGACAAAGATGTTTTGGACGGTATTCCAAACACCAGAGAAGAACGAACCGATTGAACTGAAAGCGCTTTGAACCGCAGAAAAGGCTTGTCTAAAAATGTTTCCGAACCAATTAGCTACGTTACTCAAAGCAGAGGTCACATCAAACCAACGTTGGCTAAACCATGATCCCAGACCAGAGAAAACGTTCGTTAAGCCGTTCCACGCTTGTTGAAATTTCTGCGTGAACCAAGTTCCAACAGATTGCAAAGCGTTCTTGATGTCGTTGTATCGGTCGGTAAACCATTGACCGATATTGCGGAAAGTGTTTGCGATACTATCGTAAGCTTCCTTGAATTTTTGAGAGAACCATTCACCCACTGAAGAAAACGCATTTTTTACATCTTCGTATCGTTCAGAGAACCACTGACCAATATTAGAAAATGCGTTGACTATGCCGTTATAAGCACTTTTGAATTTTTCAGAAAACCAATCGGCAATAGGACCGAAAAGACCGTGGAGAATTTCAAGTACACCTTGCCAAGCTAAATCCCAGTCTCCCGTGAATACACCGACGATAAAATCAATAACACCTCTTAAAATCTCAAATAACTGACCTATAATGTCAAAAATGAGACCTAACGTTTTTAGAAAATCGTCACCTAATTTTTCGATGATTGGTTTCAGAATTGGCCATACATTGTCTGCTATCCATTCAAATAGTGGTTGTAGAATTCTATCCCATAATTTTTTAAAGGCATCGTACATTCCGCCTAAAGACTCACCAATTTTATCAATAGCCGGTTTGACATGTTCGTCATAAACTTTTTTAAATGCTTCACCGAATTTTTTTATAACCGGATTGACATGGGTATTAAAGCCGTCAATAAAAATTCCAACTATTTTAGATATGCCTTTCGACACATCATTGTACACAGGGCGAACGTGCTCTCTATAAACTCTCGTCAACATGTCGCCAAAATCATTTACAGCGCGTTCAATTGTTTCAAATACAGGAGCGATGTTATTGAGCATTGTCTTAAACGTTTTAGCTAACTTAGGCGCATTATCAGTTATGATTTTCTCAAAGCCTCTGAACCAATCGCGAGCTAAATTGCTGCCTAATTCAACAACCGTAGCGCCAACGCTTAAAACAGCAGACACGATCGCACTACCGATTCGTATCGCACCGATAGAAGTCATTACATCGTAAAACGCATTAGCTAACGACTGTGCGATATTTCCGATAGATTGAGCTATCTCTCCTATATTGGTAAATAAAGCTACTAGCGCTTGTTTTATGCGTCCTTTTTGACGTTCTAAGCCATTTGCGATAGATTCCGCAACAAATACTCCAATAGCCACTCCGACAGTCGCTATAGAGCCTACTACTTGTCCTAGCGCATAAGCTATTCGTTGTGTCATTAGATTAAAAGCATTTACGACTTGTGGATCAGTTGCAATTTCAGTTAACGTCTTCTTGATTCTATCAAGAGCTTTCTGGATTCGTTCCAATCCTTCAGCTCGAAAAGCTGCGTTAAAGCCTGCAGTAAATAAAGACAAAAGACCTTTTAGCTTATCGCCCCAACCATCAAATATAGACTTGAAATTGCTGTTCATATCTTCAAGTCCGATTTCTGGTAAGATGTCTTTAAAGCCACCGCCGCCTTTATCTTTTCCTTTTTTACCTTTACCACCTTTGGGGCTTTTAGCATCTGAATCAGAATCATCGTTCTTTTTCAAAGCGTTGATTTCATCAAATCCAGCTAGACCTAAAAGTTCTTTAACGGCTTTCTTAGCTGATTTAGCAGTATCATCTAGATTGTCGGCTAATCCGCCAGAAGCATCATCTGCGTCGTCCATAGCGTCGGCTACATCACCGGCTCCGCCCGCTAAATCTTTCATTCCTTGATTAGCATTTCCGATAGCGCCGTCTTTAACCGTTGCTTTTTTGTTAAACATTAAGCCAACAAATTCAGCGAGTTTAGCAGTGACATTCTTCAATGCCATAGCTAGCGAATTTAAGACAGGCATAATAGCGTTCAAAATTGGCAGGAATGAGTTGCCAATATTCAAAGCAGCGTCTTTCAACAACGACTTAAATAGATTAACCCGACCATTTACGGTAGATGCTAAAGTGTCACCATACTTTTGGGTAGCTTGTTCCAGAATCGCCATTAGTCGGATTTGTTGCTGTGTCAAGAAATCCAATTGATCCCAAGATTTTCCATCAGAAAACTTCTTAAAAGCATTCGTTGACTGAATCATGGACACGCCAACTTGAATCCCTAAATCTTCAATCGCTTCAGTATTCCCCAACAAACCAGACCGAATCCGTTCCATAACATCTGTCATTGTTCGGCCGGTTCCTTCAGCAACTACTGCGGATGTTTGTAGCATTTTACCAGTATAAGCGCTTAATTTATTACTATCTTTGATAAATGTACTAAATAGATTTGAGTAGACGCCTGCATATTTAGTTGCTTCTCCAACACTCATATTCATAGCATTGGCATTATCATTGATCCATTTTAAGAAAGTCTGTGAACTTTCGCCCATTTGGCGCTTGATTTGGTTCATTGCTGCTGAAACTTCCAGTGCCATTTGCGTTGAATACATGCCTAAATCCAGCAACTTTTTACCCAAAACTGCGAATCCTGCAAAAGCCGCTAATTTGCTAAATGCGTTTTTGATACTGGAAGTTTGTTTCTGTACGGCACTGGTCGCTTTTCGAGTTTGTTCTGCTGCTTCTTGCATTTTCTTCTTGAACGGTGCAATTTCAGCGTCAATGATGACTTTCAACTCTTCAAGAGTCATGCTCATAGCTTTCCTCCTTTCTCATTCGATTAAATCGCTCTGCAAATGCTCTCATTTGTTCTTTATGTTGCAATACTTGTTGTTGTCTACGCTGTTCTTCTACTTGTGCTTTTTCTTCGTTAAATAGCTCTGGAGCGTATTCCCATACATCAAGCACCTTTGCTTCATTCGAAATTAAAAGAGAGACGTGATTCGCAATCATTTGCGACAAACGATAACTTTCGATTATTTTTTCTTTCTTCTTTTGGATATATACTCGGTTAAAACTCTCAATTAAATCAAGAATTTCAAGCGGTGTATATTCCCAAAAATCAAAAAGGTTGCCCCCGATGTCTAAAAACATAGGGTACAACCCGTCAATATATCTTGTGACAGAAAGAGGTTCAGAAGTAACTACTTGACTGTTTCTAGCTTCGTAGGTTTCTTCGTTTTCTTTTTGTCCTTTGGCATAAAACCCGAATTTTCAAAAAGAGGAATAATAACATCTGTTAAGAGCGAAGTTTGATCACCACCAGCATCGACATAGTCATCATTAAGGTCATAAACATCATCTAAAGAAATACCATGCTCAAACTTCTGTAATGCCCCGTGAATAACCACAAGCATTACTTTTAATGGTGGCAATGGAAAGTCTTCATCTTTTCGTGGCATAAACACTTTTAACAGATTTACGCCTAATTTTTCTTCAACAGCTACTGCTTGACGAGTTGTTAAACGCAGCTTGTGTTCGGTATCGCCGATTTTCCAAGTTATGTATGGTAATGTCATTCAATTAACCTCCGAGTCCATCAGTAAATTTAAAATCAGACTGTAAAGCGATTTTTAGTGTAAATTCAATAACACCATTGACACCGCCGCCACCAAGTTTGATAGATGGCTGACCGCTAAATTCTACAGTCGTACCATCTGGATACGTCTGTTTCCAGTCAAGCGTTTTTTTGTCATCAGCATGCTTACGCAAAACACGATAAGATGATGTAGCTGTCTTATTTTCATAAGCACACTTGTATTCCAATTCGCCCGGATCACCAATACCAAATTCGTATTTTTTAACCTTATCTGCCAGCGTAGTATTTTCTACTTTTTCAGGGTCGACTCCCATTTCTGGCACTTCTTTAAGTTCTGGGATAGCGGTAAAGCTACCAGCAGATTCTTTAAATTCTAGCTTAATTCCATTTGCTAACATATTTTTATCCTTCCATTCTTTGTCTAAAAACCAATTCAGAGCTTAAGTCAACAATTCCTTCAAATCTCATCGTTTTATGCCGTAAATGACTTGGGTCTGGCACGTCAAGCGAACTTGTACGCATAAGACCCAAATTAGAAAAGATTTCATCAATTTTAATCGCTAAAGCACTAGTTGAGTCATTGTTGAAAATATCGACTTTATATCTGATATTTGATTTCTGCTCTTTGTCACCGTAGATTTCATACGGCTTATTTTCTTCCTCCAAAAAAATAACGACGGGGAAATTTTCCCAATCGTCTGGATAGGTATCGGTTACGTTCTCCGCAACCTTTTCCAATTCTTTGTAAATAATAGGTTTAATATTTATCATCTTGCAAGTTCCTCAATCTTTTTGTTCACATAATTGGCAACGATTTTCTGCACTTTCTTCTCGTTATCTTTCAAAGCAGGATAAAGATACGGTTGTGCTGGCTGGCCATACATTTTATAAAACTCTCCTCGTTTTGCGAAATGGTACGGGCCTACATCGATCTGACTCTCGTGGACGTACCACGGAGTAGAACGGTAAGAGACGTTTATTTCAGGAGATACCCCCGAATGATTGGCGGCTCCTTTCGGACCTGTTCCAAATTCAACGTATATCCCATGCTCTACACCAACAAACACTTCACCAACGGCTATATTACCTTCTAGCTTAGCACGAGTTTTAATACTCTGCCGAAGTTCTCCAGCATTAGCAGGGGCACGAAGTTTAGCTTCTGCTTGGACAAATTTAGCCCCCTGATGAACTGCAGTAAGTACCATTTGGGAAGCGTGTTGTCCACCTAATCGCTGAAATTTACGAATTAACTCATTAGCTCCTTGCATTTCGTATCTGTTCCAATTCTAGCACTTTGTGATTTGAATAGGTTTTGATAGAAATGACCCGGTGCGTTACTTGGTTAGGATTATCAATGCACAAACCGTCTTTTTCAGCAATCTCTGTTGATTTCTCAACATTGGCATTCATGATGTAGTTCAAGCGTTCACCGTAGAGTTCAGCTTGCAGGCCGCCACTTGCTGGCCATACCTCCGCTTTGATTTCGACAACTTTATCACTATATCCCTCACGTTTTATTCCCTCGTCTGTTTTCACGACTTGGAATTTACGGAGATTGTATGATTTTAGTCTATTCTTTTTCAAATGCACGACCACTCACCCTCGCTAATCTATGATTTCGAATGCTTGCCAACAAATGCGAAGAAATACCATCTACATACGAGACAGATATCCCACCTTCGCTACGAGCTTGTTCTCCTTCGTTTCCTTGACGATTTAAGAGTTCAAGGACTAGTTCGGGCACTAACCGCTCTAAAGCTGGTGTCATTTTATTCCGATTGGTCTCTGTCAAGATGATATTTTCAGCCCTTAAAAGCAAAGGCGAGAGGATTTCATCATCACTCTCACCCGTCAATTTTTTTAGTTTTTCAAGTTCCATTCAAGACCTCCTATTTTGCAGGAGCTTCCTTATTTTTAGGCTTTTTCACGATTTCAACAATATCATTTGCATCAACGCCCTGCTCAGCTAAGTTTTGAGCAAGCTCATCATAGCGCACTTGTGTCATTTCGATTACTTCACCTGTCTGTCGCAAGATATTGTCTCGCCAATCGTGAAATGCCTTTTTGACTTGTAATTTAAGCATAGGCAACTACCTATTTCTTTTCTTTCCAATTGGTAGTGTCGCTTTCAGGTTTTGTGGCAGAAGCAGAAATATCTTTAATCGCTTCATAAACCTTGCCGTCAGATTGTACTTGATCACCAGCTAAGTAATCAGTACCCGTCTTCCATTCTTTAGCTCGAATGATGACTTTACCTTGTGCAGATGATTTGGCTGCAGGTTTGTTGTCAGCAATTGTAATGATGTATTTTTGGAAATGTTCAAGCACATAGGCACCAGTGTAAAGCAATTGCTCAACCAATTCACCGAAACGACCAGGGATATTGTCGTTGTATTTTGTATCGTCTACTTGCAATGGTGATGTTACTACACCGGGAGCAGAAGCTAAAGCATTTACGTCTGGCAAGAATTTTGATGGAACTTTATAAACTGTGAAGTCATCGAGTTCTCCGACATACCCTTTGCTAAGAACTCGTTTATCTGCGTCCCCTTGTGGCAAACGAACAATTTCGGATTTAACTGCTTTGTAAAATGCAGGTGTTACAAATAACAAACGGTCTTTTGTGATGCCTAATTCGTCCAATTTTTCAGAAACGTCAAGAACAGCGTTATAAGCGTTGTTTTCGCCTTTGGTTTTTCCCATCGTTACATTGTCGCTAACGTTACCTAGCGCCGCACCGAAGCGCAGTTCGTCTAGATAAGGAGCAACAACTTCTGCTGCTTGACGAGCAATGACATAATCAATATTGACTTGACCGTTTGAGTCACGTTCATCCAATTTGTCAACAAAGCGACCCCAATATTTTTCTTCGTTAAGGGTATAAATCTTTTCTTCCACTTCAACGTGGTCAAATTGATTATCCTTGTTACGACGATAGTCTTTCAAAGGAGTAGTATTTCCTTTAGCAACCGTAAACGAACGTCCGTTCATTTCCACTGCGTCGTTAGAAAGCACTAATGGTGCCGAATAAGAGTTTACAGCAAGGACATCTTCGATAATACCAAGATGACGTTTACGAGATTCTGCTGTATTTAAATTTTCAAATGCCATATAATTTTACCTCATTTTCTTTTTTTATCTTAAAAAGTCCTTTTTCCATTTAGGGACTTCTTCTTGTTGATTTTGTTGTGCACTTTTCATCGGTGCACCACCTTTCAGACGTTCTGAAACGCCTTTCTGAACTGCTGCTTCCCAGCTTTTCTGAATAGCATTGATCGATTCAGATACGCTGTCAGCGTCTGTCAGATTCACCACATCTACTAATTCGATTGGTAAGTCACGTTCACTTAGCATCGTTTTAGCTTCTGCGGTCAGTTCTTTGCGAGTAATTTCGGCTTCACGAGTAGCTAGTTCTTGCTCGCGTTGTTTTAGCTGATAATCTTTCTTCTCATCAGCATTCATCTTAGCAAGTTTTTTTGCTTCGCTTTCTTTAGCTTCTTGCTCTGATTCCCAAGCCTTGCGAGCTTTTGCAACTTCGGCAGATACCATTTTTCCCACATCTGCTCGCGTAAAAGTTCGTTCATGCTTGTCTTCTTGCTTTGTATCAACAGTTTCTTGAGTGTCGACAGTCTCAGGTGATTCAGTTGATACAGTAGCGTTAGTTTCTTCTGACATAATTGTCCTCCAGCGATTACGTCGCCACTCGATAATCTCGTTTTACGCCCGGCGGCGAAACAGTGCAGCTTTTAATGTCTTCCGCAAAGTCTGGACAAAAAACAAAACTGGTCATTTTCGACCAGTTTATAGCGCTTTATAGCAGTCTATTCCTGCTAGTCAAGATATCGGAGCACCTCCTAATCTTTGATAACCCTATTGGAAACTTTAGCGTACACATCTACATAAGTTTCTGCCTTATCGCCATTGTGGGTAACTTCTGCATAATCACCACACTTATCGCTTGACGAAATTGCATTAGTGCTTACAAGTGCTTTCCAGTTTTGCAAAGTTTTACTAAACCAAACTACAAAACAATCTTCTGGTTTGATTTCACAGCCTGACAAGCGTGCGAACTCTTGTGATGCTATTTTTTTTGCTTTTTCTAACATAGTTTCTCCTTATTCAACTTCTTCGTATGTTTCTTTGAAAATATCTGGCTTACATGGATAAAATTCACCAGCTACACCTTTAATAATGTAGTCGCCAATTTCAGGTCTCATGTTCCCTTCCAATGTTTCGATAACGGGTTCTCTAAGGTCGTTGAAAAACATCTTACGGCCTACAAATCTACTAACTTCAAATTCATTTTCACCAGTCCACCTTATAGCTTCAATTTCTACTGGTTTCTTTCGGTATTTCATTTTCTTGTTCCTTTCTTTATTCCCTTAATCATTTCGCTAATTAGTGATACGATAACAAAAATTAACAATAAAAAAAGCAACCACCCGATTGCGATTGCCACCCAATTCCATATAAACATGTTTTACTCCTTCCTTTGGGTATAAGAAAAGCACCTAGATTATTCTAAGTGCGTAAAAATAATTAGATCTATACAATTCAACCAATTCCATTAGAGTTAAATAGTAATTCAATTTCAAAAGAAAGCGGATTATCATTATCTGAATTATTTTTTATATAATTTAAAATTTTACTACTTTCTTCTTCGCTTATAAAATTCAGCATTTTTTTGTTTAATGTAATCCATCCTTGCTCATCCCTGTAATTTTTACAAAGATTCCATACAGCTTGATACACGCTTCCTGCTTCTTCATAGTTCAAATCCCAATCTGGTATAACATTAGAAAAAGCATCTATTATCAATCCCACTGAACACTTAATCATTTTTAATCACCAGCTTCCCACGATTGAATATGCTAATAATAGAATCA